CGCATGCACGGCCAACGAGGCGGCGGTGTGACGCAGGTCGTGAGGCACCGGCCAATCGTCCCGCTTCCAGCCCAGACGGGTGAGCGTGTGCGTCCACCATCCCGTCTCGCGGGCGAGGCTCTGCTTGCGGATAGGGCCTCCACGCACGTCACGGAACACGCGCTCCTCGTGTTCGCGTTGCTCGCATATCGGTTTGAGCGCGTCCATGACTATGCGGGGCATGGGCACGTCACGGCGTTCGTGGTTCTTCGGGGTGCCCTCGGCCCATTTGGCGTTGACGTATACGAGGTTGCGGCGCACGTGCAGTATGCCGGCGTCGAAGTCGAGATCGCGTCTTTGTAATCCGGCCGCTTCGCCCCATCTCAGCCCGCAGAAGCCCAATAGCAGTATGAGCGCCCGGCGCTCCTCTCCCAGCTTCCGGCAGTTCGACGCTTCGTTGGCGAGTGCCAGCAGTCTGGTAATGGTCAGGTAGATGCGGCGATCCTTGCGTTTGGGGAGTCTCGGCAGTTCGATGCCGTCGCACGGGTTGGAGGAGATGAGCTTGTCCCGCACAGCCATGCTGCATATGCCCTGCATGATCTGGTATGGGCGGCTGACGGATGGTGCGCCGGACTTATCGATTATGCTTCCGACCCATGCCTGGACTTCGGCGTGTGTGATGCTGCCTATCTGCCGTTCTGCCCATTTGGCCTCGCAGTGGCATTTCCATGCGCTGTCCATGTTGGAACCCGAAGTCGCCTTCCAAAACGGCTTCTTTTCGGCAATCCACTGGTCATGCAGCGTGCCTATGCGTTGTTTGCCGCCTTCCGGGTCGATGTAGCTGCCGGTGGCCTTGGCTATGGTGACGTGTTCCGCAGCCCACGTCTCCGCGTCAATCTTGCGGCGGAAGCCCCTCTTGTCGGTTTGCGTGCCGTCGGGTTTCCGATAGCGGACTCGATACCTGTTTTCGCCTTTGGCCGTCCTGTATCTGGTGATGTTCGCCATGATTTTTTCACTCGCTCATACTTGTTTTCGGTTTTAACGTGTTTTAACTGGTATTAATGTGTTTTAATGAGATTTGACGGATAACAGGGAAATTAATAAAATATTCTCTTTACGCCAAAATCGGAAAGGAGACGGCCATGACCATGACCGATACCGGCGTGAAGCCGATTCCGGCATACGTGCCGCCCGAGGACGGCAAGCCACGCAACGCCGTGGACGAGAAATGGATGAAGCTGACCCGCAGCGCCCGCCATTACATGGAACGCAGGGCAAAGGCCCGGAAGGAAACCATCGATGGGTCTGAAGCTCGTCATTGAGCGCGAATGCTCCAGAGACCATCAGACGGCCCTCAGGCAGTTCCTGTGCTGTGAACCTGGAGGCCCCGAATGGGCGATGGACCCGCAACGCTACATACGTGACCTCAGCGTGCGCAAGACCCCGAAGGGGATCATGCGCACGCTTCTTGTCGTATCCGGAGATATTCCCCTGCATGATGACGTGGTCGGCTTCTGCGAATACGGCGTAGCCGTGGAAACGACCGATGAGCATGAGGGCGTCTACCAGATCTCGTATATCGCCACCGCTTTGAAGGTGCGTGGCACACATCTCGGAGACACTCTGCTCTCCTCGGTTATCGTGCGCCTGCGTGACGATGCCTGGCGTTTCAACCGCACGCCACTCGTGCTCACCCAGGTGGATCCGCGCAACAAGCCCAGCATGGACCTGTTCACACGATTCGGATTCATGGACGAGGGGCCGGATCCCGACGACCCGGAATACCATCTGCTGTCCCTGGAGTTTACCCCGCAGGAGCGCGGAAACTACTTCGGCAGCACACTCGCGTTCTTCTGACATTTCGGGTATAGCTCCGCCAGGCCTATCGGCTATGATAGGTAGGCGAAGCGTCCTCCTTTCCAATAAGCAAGCTGGATTCTTCACTCGCCCTGTTGGTGCTGCAACGCCGGCGGGGCAATTCTTTTTAATTGGTCGAATCATGTAGCGACGGTGAATCGATGCCGCAGAAACCGAGTGCTATGTGGTTGTAATCGCTGACGTCAACCTTCAACCCGTCAACATCGGGGTTGTCTTTCCATACGTTGTTCAGGTCGCCGTTGGCGTATTTCCAATCTTTCGCCATTCCGTTGAGCGGATACGTCGTTCCATCGATCGTCATGATGACGGCGTTATGGTCCTTGCATTCGACGGTCGTATCGTCCGCCGACCAAGGCCAGTATTCTTCCGAATACCCGTAATCGTCAATGAATGACTGTTTGCTGAGCTCATGCGTTTTCGCGAATTCGCCGCAAGCTGCAGACGAGGCTAGCAAAACCGCCGACATCATGACCGCGGCCATTTTCTTCACCGTACTCATGTCCTGTCTCCTAATTTATCGCGCCGAATGAAAGTACCGATGGATTGTCGTTCGTGCCGCCCACATCACAGCGGATCGTCTGCGTCACAGCGTTGTTGACGAGGACGTCGCTGAAAACGATGGTCGTCGTTCCGTCGTTGTTGTTGGTGATGTCAACGTTGCTGAGCTTGTAGTCGAATCCCTGCGGGGCTTCGATGTTTGCTTTTCTCTTGCAGGCCGCTAGGGCATGTCCGTCCGTCACTGTCGATGAGTTGCTCTGAGACGATGAATCTCTGTCGTTTGACCACCAATTCGTGCACAGTCCCCAAATAAACAGGCCTATGATTATTGCGATTATCATAGAGCCGAATCCGGTCCAGTCTGTTTTCTTCTTCTCCATTTTCGGATTCTCTTTCTCTAATTGGTTACATTTTCGTGCAGCCAGTTCTTGTAATCTTCTATGACTTGTACGGTCACATCGAGTTCGCATGCGATGAGGTACGAGTCCGCACCGTACATGCGCTCGGCTATCGCGTACTCATGCGGGTTGATGAGACGCAGGGCGGTATATAGTCTTGCGCGGCGTTCGGCTTTCGACCCGTAGGGACTGCAGCCTTGGTCGTGGTTGTGGGCGTGCACGAGCTCATGGCAGAGGGTACAGCGTTTCTGGAAATCCAGCATGGTCTCATCGATAACGATGAGGTGCTTGGGTTCATAGTAGAAGCCGCATAACCCCTGCTGCAGCTGGCATTCCTCCACCCGAATGCCGCTGTTGGAGGCTTCCCTCAGGAGGTCGTCATAGGTGACGTTTATCGTCCTTCGCCCCCTTCCCTTTCAAGCTCCTTGTTCCGGTCATGATTGGCGGCAGCCTCAAAGGTTTCGGGGTTTGCCGCGAACTTCTCTGCCAGCTCTTCTCCGATGCTTGAATAATGCTTCGTTTTCTTATTTGATTGCTTGAAATTATCTTTGGACAATGTAGGGATGTCATCTACTTCGGAAATAGGCCGAAGATCTGAATCAGAGTCCTTCTCGCTTGATTCGTTGCGTAGACGAGCTTCGTTCATATCTTCATCGGAAATCACGATAGGCTCATTCCATCGAGGATTCCGCTTTGCTGCTCCTGCTGCCAATCTGATTGCCAGCTCATGAATGAGCTCCTCATCTGTGGCATCACGAAGAGCGTCGGAAGATTCTGATTTTCTCAAATCATCGTCATCGATAAGACCCACCGCGACAAGACCGTCGATAGCTGATCCACCGTAAGCTCGCGCAATCTTTACCACGTTTTGCGGGGATAACTTATCTGGGAGTTGTCGGTAGAGAGACGATGGGACGATGCCTGCATTGTCGGCAACGGTGTTTTGACTGTCGTTTCCGACTGTTTCCTGGTACCACTGTTCAATGTTCATGTTTTGCATTATGCAACATTTTCTATTTCTTTGCAACACGCCGTGTTTTGCATTTCGCTTGACTTATTTCGCATTGTGCATTTTAATAATTCGCAGAACGCAACACCAAGGTTGCGAGATGCAAACCACTGAAAGGAGGTTGCCTGAGATGGCTTACGCGATGACCTTTAAACCGGATTTCCTCGAGCGCTGCAAGCGCATGAGCGGGCTGAAATCCAATGCGGCTTTCGCCGGCGCTATCGGCGTCAGCGAAAGCGTGCTGTCGAAAGCAATGCACACCAACATCGTCTCCCCGACGATGATTGTCGGATTCAACCGCGCATTCGGCTTCACGCCAGGTGAAATAGCCGAAGTGACCGAAATACCGGACAAGGATCTCAAACCCGAGGCGGTGGCGTGATGGTTAGGACCTACCGGCTTGGCGGCGCGGAACGTGAGAGGGCCCGTGCGCTGATTCGTATTCTCAGCATCGACATGGATCGTGTCAGATGGTTGGACGGCCACCCGATGACGGTTCGCGTGTTTGATGACGGCAAATGCTGGGTCGAATACACGGGACTCGTCGTCTGCGACAAGGAAGACATCGATTTCTGTCTCCGTGGGCTCGAGCCCGTGGATGTCGGGCCGGGGTCTATAGGGACAGGATCCGGGAATGCCGGAACAGGATTCTTCGCGAGGATACGCGGATGTCTCTCGATTTCGAGGTCTCGACCATCGCGACGATGACGGTGCCGGACTCATGGCGCTTGAGCTTGGAG